GTGTTGAGTTACAGATCCTTCAGTAATGTTTGCGTTAGGCACATTAGCCCATGTTACAGCCGCTGATAAATCGTTTGCTTCAGATTGTAAAGCGGTATCTGCCAAAGCTCCTTGCGCTGACGTTGCGAATGCGCTAGCTTCATTTCCGTCAAGAAGATCAGCATCAAGGTTAGTACCAGTACCATCAACGGTAAGGAGGGCAGTGAGAATCTCTGCGGCTGTTTGATCTGCGGTAGCGTCCGACTCAATTCCATCAAGCTTAATTCCATCAGCACTAACATCTCTACCGTCCACCGTACCTGAAAGAGTAATACTACCTGTAAAGCTTAAGTCACCTGTACCAGTAATGTTGTTACTGTTTAGGTCTAAATTACCACCTAACTGGGGGCTACTATCGCCAACCAGATCAGGATTAATGGTGTTCCAACTACTACCATCGTAAATGCGTGTAGTATTATCTGATGTATTGAAATACCAATCACCTGCTGTAATTGCGTTGCCATTTAAGTCCACTGTAGGGTTGCTAGAGGCTGTCCCAAGGAAGAAGCCCTCAATAGCGTCTAAAGCCGCCTCAGCAGCCGCCTGTGCAGTCTCAGCGTTAGTCTCTGCAGTCTCTGCATTGGTTTCTGCAGTCTCTGCAGCAGTCTTTGCTGTTTCAGCATCGTTCTTATAAGTCAGTGTCGTGTTTTTGTAACTGAGAGCTAAGTCCCTAGCGGCTTCCGAAGCAGTTTGTGCAGTTTCGGCATTTGTCTCTGCAGTCTCTGCCGCTGCTTGCGCTGTCTCTGCATTAGTCTCAGCAGTCTCTGCATTAGTCTCTGCTGTTTCTGCATTAGTTTCAGCAGTCTCTGCAGCGGCCTGAGCAGCTACTGCAGCGTTCTTAGACGTAAGTGTTGTTGCTTCATAAGAAGCTGCATTAGATGCTGATGTAGAAGCATTAGAAGCCTGAGTAGAAGCTGTGTTAGCACTGTTAGTTGCACTGCTTGCGCTAGAGCTAGCACTAGAGGCTGATGCTGATGCTTGATTTGCTTTGGTAGTTGCTAGTTGAGCTTGCGTAGTTACAGCACTGACAGTTGCATCGTCAGTTGTACTACCTGCTCCACCTGTACCTCGAAATAAAGCCATTCATCAACCTCTTAAAGAATTTGGATGCCCCTCCGAAGAGGGGACTTTAGAGAACTTAGATTATGAAGGCAATGCCAACAAGAATCCAGTTTCAGGACGTAGTACTTGTACACCGTACAGAGTATCAGAGGTCAAGAGGTCAGCAAGGTATTCTTGCTTGTACTGCGTTTGTGAACGAACACCCACTTGCTCTGCGAGTACTAGAGTGTCCTTGTGTGCTAAGATAGCACCGCGCGTGTCTAGCACAGAGGTAGTGGCAGCGTTCTGAGCGGCAGTTTCAATAACGGGTACGTTCGTAGAAACGTAAACGTCTACACCGTACAGGCTACCAATCTTACCGTTGTTAACACCACGTTCGGCTACGAAGTCCGAAGACACGTAACGATCAATACCTAACATTGTCTGACGGGCTGAAGGAGGAATAATAAAGAAACGTCCGTCCATAGGAGTATCTGCATCGTCCATCAACTTAATTAACCCACGGAAAGCAAGGTCTGTAAAGACATCTGTATCTTCCATAGTATCGTCAGCATATGCGGCAATACCTGCTGCTGCGTTTACATAGTAAGCGTTACTGTTCTCCCAAATTGGGGGTGATGTAACATCTCCTCCATCCCCGTCACCAAACGAAGTAGCAAGGTTAAACAGGTCTGTGTCCAACTGCTTTGCAAGTGAATAACCTGCATCATCAGTGTAGAACCTACGCATTGAGTCAAGAGCCTGAACACCTACAATATCTTCAATCATACGTGAGTATTCAAAGTGCTTGTCAATAGCGACCTGTACTTCAGTTTCTGCGTCAGCCTGAATAGTAACAGCTACGTTAGCTGCTTTTGCAGTGGCTGTACCACGTGTAGGCTTAGGGATATGTAATGTATCTCCTTTCTTACCTACCATAGACATTTTATTAACAAGGTTTGCCAGAACAAGGTTTTGCTTGTATGCGGCGACAATTTCGTCAGACCACAACTCTGGAATAAACTTGTCAGCGTTGGTTTTGTTTACAATGGAGGACGAACCTCCGGGATATGTTACTGCAGCCATTATATTCTCCTATAAAGCTATCGTACTCGACCCTCTGCATACGCATGTCGGATTTCTTCCGCTAATGACATATACCGATCTGGGTCAGTTTGCATGAGTTTAATGATGTCAGCACGGCGATAAACCTTCCTAGAAGGGGAGTCTCCTGATCCTCTGGTGTTCCCTGTAGAGGCGGCTTTGACTGATTGCTTACGCGAAGTTGTTTCGTTTTGTTTAGCCTGGTCAACTACTGTTTGGCGTTCTTTCCAAGAGGTTAGAAGTTCATCAGCGGCATCATAGTTATACTCACGATCTGCTTTGTGTAATAATTCAGTACGGAACTTTGACTTCGTTACCCATTTCCCAAAGTCTTCATTTTTGAGAATTTCGGCAAAGTCGGAATGTTCTGCTTTAAGCCTTGCCATTGCTTCTTGCATCCTGAGACGTTGAGTCGCTGTTTCAGCTTCTTTAATCTTAGGGTGGTTAGCAATGGCGTTTTCTACAGCGGCCTTCGGGTCTTCAAAGAAGTCCACTTCTGGTTCTGCTGCGCTAGTGTGGGCTTGCTCTTTTGCCAATTGTGTTTGGACAAAATTATCAACAATGTTACGAAGTTCACCTACTTCAGAGCTTTGACGGCCTACAAGTTTTTCAACTTCTTGGTGCATCTTGACAATTTCTTCTCTACTCTTGCCTTGATACTTTTCTGGAACGTCATCTTCGGGTTGAGGTTGCTCAGGTTGTTCCTGAATCTCATCTAGGGATGCAACTTCTTCTTCGTTAATCTCGTCTTCACGTTGGTCTATAAATGTTGCCATATCATTTACTCCGTGCTATAATAGCATTATGGATGTTTAACAGCGGCTCTCTCGTGATCCTTAGCCCACTTATCATCAGCATCGGGCCATCCCGTGCCTTTGAAATGTGAGGATACGCTAGAGATTATCCGCTGACTTGTGTGACCGCAATCTAAACAAGTAGAGAAGATGTCATTTGAATCTACCCACTTTTCTTCGATACGTTCACATTCAGTACACTTAAAATCATATCTACGAAGCATCAATGTCCTCCGTAAGATCATCATAAGTGTTTCTCAGGCCGTCTTCAAAATTAGCCGTCCTTGTTAACATCTGAAGTTGTCCTTGAACCAGGCTTAGATGTTTTTCATCTTTAATGTCTTCAATACGAAAACCATTAATGATGTCGTTAATCTCGTCAATGAATTGTTTCCAACCAGTTGTATGAAACATATCAAAATATGCGTCATAATACTCTTCTTCTTCTTTGGTCAAGACATTCTCCTTTTAGGTGTTTTGACACTACAGTTATAGTCTAGCACAAATCGTGCCAAAAGTCAAGCTTTTTCTGTAATTTTTTTACTGGATGTTGTTTTGACCGGAGAGGGACTCAAGTTGGTCGAGTCCTCCAGCTTGTCCATTCGCTTGCTCAGGTGATCGAACCGGCTGTTGATTTGGTCTAGTATTTTCTGCACTTCTGTTGTTGTTAGCATTTGTCACCCCTTGTGATGCTGTCATTCCTGCTTTTTGTTCCGCAATCATAAGCTCTGCAACTTTGGCTCTTTTTTGGAACTCTTTATCGTCTTCTGAACCTGGATCAAGATTTAATGATAAGGCTTTGATACGATCTGTTTGTGCTTCATAATCCACAACTTGTGTTTCAGCAGTATACTTTTGTGCTCTTGCTTTAGACTCTGCAGCCTGACCGTTAAACGCTTCGATCTGCGCTTGTAGCTGTGCTGACTGTAGTTGAGCCTGTTGTTGAGCTTGTTGTTGTGCTTCAGGATTGGGCTCTTGAGATTTCTTAAGAACTGCAATCAACTCTTCACGATTAGAAATATTCATATGGTCAATGATTGCCTCAAGCAACATTGGATACATTGGTGATTGTTTATCCATTGTCTGTAGAAGCTGTACAAGCTGGGTGACTTCGTACTCACGGGCAATAATACCAAGTGACGAAGAAGCTACAAACTTATAGTCCTGTACAGGGTAGAGCTCAGGTGCAAACTGCATGTAACGCCAAGCAGACTTCTCAACCATTGGGATAAGGAAAGACTCTTGGAAGTTAATCAAGGTGCGCTTGTGACGCTTAATGATGGCCCCTAAGCCCATTGAGATACCAGCAGCAGTGGCTTCACCGTTTACAGCACCTTGCATACCAGCACTGTCAATAGCGCCTGTTGCTTGCTGTACCATGTTCTGCAACTGAGCAGACTGAGCAAACGTAATCTGCCCTACTTGTCCAAAGTTAAATGGCTGTAGGATCTCTGAAGGATTACCGTTGGTCAAGATAGTCTTACCGGGACGTATCTCCATCTTAGCGCCTCTAGGAAGCCTTGAAGCGTCTACGGCAAGCATAGGGTGTATGGTTAGGGCTAGAGCGTCTACACGGGCTCTCAGTTCGGTGTCAAGTGCCTTTTGGCTATTGTAGCCTTTCTCACAAACACCACGACCCCAGAAACGACTAGGGACAACATCCCAAGGAAATGCAATCACAGGACGATCCTGCATCATGTAGGGGTTTTCTTCTATCTTAAGAAGTTGACCACCGTTGGCAATGACTGCAACGACTTCAACGTATCCTTTGTCTTTGTCCTCATCGTCTTCAATAAGGTCTGCAATATCTTCGCCTTCTTCAAGCTCTTCTTCCATCGCTTCGTCAAAGATATGACGAGGGATCAAACCATAGTACTTAGTGATACGGACTTTATCGTCATCGTACAGTGCTAAATCCTGATCAGGCTCTAAGTCCATATCGGATGGGGCGTTCTCAAGTAAGACATCACGGTATACACCAGAGTTAATCAGCATCTCTACTTGGTGCTTAGGAACAAACTCATCAACTGCCACACCTAAAGCATCTTCAATGCTAGTGGCTACAGGGTCAATCAAGAAGTTTTGTGGCATCACAGGCTTGACTCGAACTACAAAGCGTTCTCGCGTCTCTACACCTACAGCCGTCATTGCACCGTCCATTACAGGGCGTGTTGCAGGAGCCATTTCTTTTATTTCTTCAATAACCAGTTCAGCAATGCCTGTACCGAAGACAGCAGAGTTAATAAGGGCTTCTGCGACACCTTTGCGTACCTTAGTGCGAGCAAAGTCTTCTGTGAGTTGTTTACGCAAGAATGTAATGTCTTGTCGTTCTTGATCTTGTAGGTCATCCTTGATGTCAAAGAAAGAACCACGACCAAATGTAGCCTCTTCGATCTCTGCAACAGAAGACTCTACAGCTTGTTGTAGGGCTGGAGAAATAATCCTAGAGCGTTCTGACTGCCTATAAGAGTCTCTCTGATCCCAGATACCTCTCCAAAGCCTGTAGTACTCATCAAATTGTTCTGCGTAGTTTGACTCATAATGATCACGCCATTGATCGCATTTGGAAATAATCCAACCTGCAGCGTCTGTTTTATAGAGTCCTTCGTAATCTTGCATATCAATATCCTGCGTGATAGTCAATGATTTCTAGTTCTTCTTCCTCAAAGTCAACGTAGTAGCTAACTTTAGCAAGCTGGTCTATGTAGGCTAATGCGTCCACTAAGTCATCATGGACGAGTGCGTTAGGGAATTGAAACAACTGATCAAGAAACTCAGTATTCCATTTGCCCTCTGCAAGTGTAATTTGATGGTGTTCAAAGCGTCCTTGTAAAGCCCAGACAACCCTGTCTATTTTCTTTTTATTTCCATGAGTTAA